ATCCCAAGGGGTAGATAATACAAGCTCTATAACATTGCCAGTTGAACCGGCATCTTCACAAACGTATGCCTTGGTCCCGTCCGGCTTAAAGAACAACCCATAGCTACCATCTACATTGGCTGGCTTAATATATGTATTGGTTAGCGTGGCATCCGATATATCTGCATCACCTGACACTACAGTTATGGTATCGGAGTCATCTGCATCCAACCAAAGGGCTAAGTCAGCGTCCATATCCGCTGGAGTCCAAGGCAAGACTGGGGCTGCTCCGCCTGCGAAGAACCTACGTCTACGTACTAATGCAGATATATCAAGCATTATCGTTTAGCCCCGTAGAGACATTACCACGTCTACACTATCGCCTGTACCACCTGATACGCTAGGACGTAGATACAGCCCAGCCGAAGTAAACTCAAAGTATGCCCCCGCTGTCGCAGACACATCTGTGTTCGACATATCTTTAGTGGTAAACCATGTAGCCCCATCGTTAGATACTTGCATAACTACCGTAGCGCCGCCAAACGTACCGGTCATCTGCACTGAACCAGCTACCGCAGCTGTATCAATCAGCCCAAACGCCTCAAGCGTATCACCAGTCGAAGCACCAGTCCACGTGACAGTAGTCACTGTCTGACCGCGTATGATCGTCCTAGTAAACGCAGGTGATATCGTAGCCATAATAAATCCTCACGTGTGATTACCTTTACTGTATCATGTCCACCCTGCGGCGGCAACTGTTCTTACTTCTCGCCTACTTTGCAAGTGCTCGCCACCTCCGGCTGATATGTGCAACATTAGGTACTGCAACGCCTCAGCAACGTGACTATGTTTGTTTTTATCAATCGTGTCAACTACCCGCTCTTTGTACTTATACCCACCCATCATCGCCGCCTTGAGCTTTATACAGCGAGGATCAACTAAGAACGCTGGGTCACCGTCCACCTGTCTCATTAGGTAGTCATCCACCGCACTGATCCGCGCCGTCACATTGTTCGTCTTGGCAGGTATTACTCTAAACCCCTCAGCCTTGATGATGTCTACGGCACTACGTTCATCGGTCTGCGCCCTCTGCACCCCGGCTGGGTCAACAACGATCAGCACCGGCGCTTCCGAAAACCGCTCGTATATCAATGGCTTAAGTATCGTCCGCATGAAGCGCTGCACACCCATGTCAAAGCTAACAGCCTCGTCAAGTATCAGTGCGCGACCACGTGGGTCCTGCTGTCCAATCACTGCGGCAGGCGTTAAGCCAAGGTCCATACCAATAATAATAGGCCGCACGCCGTTAGATATGTGCCGTAAAGGTTCCCTAGCCATATGATAGTCCGGCCTAAAGTATTTATATACAGGCTGCCCAGCACTCGATAGACCATACTCACCGTCGATGTAAACACGTATATACTCCTCCGACCGACCTTGCGTGTCGTAATATCCTTCAGGAAGATTCTCAATGTTCTCGGCATACGGACTGCGACCACTGGGCTGCTTAAACACTTCCCAACCATTGTCGTTGTGACTGATCCCATCTTTAGGATCTAGCTTTTCCATCTGGTAATACCACCATGTCTCCATGGTGGGCGGGTTCGTGTCGCCCCACATACCAAACCAACTTGGCCCGCCGTCCTTCGCACTGGGGTAACGACCGATACGCTTAGACATCGCATCAACAATGTCAGGATGTATGTCTCTACACTCGTTAAACCATGCGAAGGTAAGTTCTAAAGAGTTTAGGTTGGCTACGTCATCAGAGTCGTCCAGTGCCCTGAACATGATCTCACACTCAACGTCACCCACCTTGAAGAAGTATGTCTTGGTTGTGCGCATGAACTGCCCACACACCCCCGGAGGGAACCAGTCGAGGAATGTCTTGATCGTCGTATCTGATAGCTGTCTGGCCGTCTCACGCACAATCGCAGCTCGGCTCTTACGTATCCCCTGCTCGTTGGGTTTTTGTAGTGACGCACGTCGTATCACCTCAAACGAAGAGCACACGCTCTTGCCGCTACCTACTGGGCCCATAAGCACGCGCATCTTGGCGTCGCACTCCATAAACTTACTAGCCACAGGGGTCGGTGTGTAGTCTATGTTAAGTCCCATTGTTCACCCACAGTACAACAAATTGCAGTCCGTGAAGTTTATGCTTCACAATTTTTACCTTGTGCGATACGCCAGTGGTTCGCAACTCTTTTAAATACTGTACGCAAGGCATAAGGCGCTTAAAAGTTTTAGCCGGTAGGCCACTGTATGTGTCAGTGAATTCATTCCTCAACCTCTGCGTATTCAACATCTTCAAGTGCGGGTCTTGCATCGACCTCATGATTCTGTCCACCAAGGTTAATTGTAATCTTAACACCACCGGATATCTCGGTAGTTGCTTGGTCGTTCTTTGGTTCAAGCCCAGCCCACTTCACTGTGGATTTGATTAGATCAGCTTTGACCGCTGGGCTTGTGGTTGGGTCGTGTATCAATACCCATGATGTTGTTAACAACTCTTCCGCTTGGGCGCGTGCTTTCATCTTGAACGTCAAGCCTTTGTCACGCACCTCGTTGCGTAGTGACTCCACCTTTTTGAGGAATACGCTGTCGTTGTTGAACCGATTGATGTCGGCAACTTCAATCTTGTGGCGGTCCATTATCTCTTGCAGTGTTTCACCAGACCCCTCTAAGAGTAGGGCCATATCCATAGCAAGCCGATCAGACCACTTCGTATGACGTAAAGGTAGTGTGTCCATGGCGCGAGTCTATGCGCAGTGGAAGAGGGGTGTCAAGTTTTTTCTTATCTAACTTTACGTGGGTGTATAGTTTTGGTTTTTGGGGTTGTGTTATGTACGGCATACTACAATATGGGGGGCATGCAAAATGTCCAGTCCATGTGCCCCCCCTCCCCCCTCCTACTGATAGCAGACCGCCGGTGATTGGGCAGGCTCAGAACCCCATAGAACATGGCAAACTTGACATCGATGTCAATTTAGTGCAGTCTGGAATCACTGGCTAGCGACTGTCTCGAAACACCAAGCCGCCAGTGACGGGCCCCGACGAGGGATCGACCCGGGCAACACCTAACCTTAACTTACTTGAATCCTTAGGAGGATTTGTTATGGCTAAATTGTGGACACAAGGTGGTGTTGATCTTGCGATTAACACTAAGAAGGGCGCGCTGGTACTTCGGCGCGGTTCGGACTTCGAGCCTTCAGAGGCACGGGAATTGACGGATGCGCTAGTCGCCGCCGCCAAGGCTGAGAAGGTTGGGATAGACCCCTACGCGGTGTTTATTCCAGACATGAAGTTAGGCAAGGACGTTAAGTCGATCAGCCCTGCGGCGGTCGCTGGAGCGCTAAAGAAGCACAACAATGTTGTGCTGATGGCTAACAAGTTTGGCCAGCCCTTCTTACTGATCGCTTCTGACGAGGGCAAGCCCAAGTCTGAGCGTGAAGTCACCATCAAAAAGATCTCACGAAAGTGAGATCCACCGCTCCCTCGCAAGAGGGAGCATCCTTTTAGGAGAACACTATGATTCGATTCACACTCGGAGTGATAGCACTCTTCATTGGTGTAGGCACCATGGATGCGTCACCGCATATCATTAACCACGGGCTGGTACTCAGTCTCGCTGGACTCGGGCTGATGATGTGGGCACTACCCACGCTCCAAAAGAAGTATGGCGACTAGACCACAGCCCCTCGCAAGAGGGGTATTTTTAGGAGAACACTATGATTCAGATAGGAAACTGGGTAGCACTACGATGCCACCCTGCCGCTATACCCTACAGGAATGACCGATACATTCGCGTAGGCAAACTCAGAGTCCAGACCTACGTAGTCCTAGGTAGGTTTGCTATAGGCAAACTCAGCAAGCTCTGAACACCACAGCCCCTCGCAAGAGGGGTATTTTTTTGTGTCTGAAAATCGAGCGTCGACAACGTGGCGTAACGAGGGGGGTTGATCGTTGGTCTTCATGTTTTTATTTGTAAGTATAAACCCATACGTCGGGGGGTCGTAGCAAATCAAACCGCGCATATATACAAACTTTACATCTATTGGGTTCATAGTACGTGTAAAGTTAGTAGTGTAAAGTTAGTAGTGTAAAGTTAGCTATAAAACTTTACATGTAAAGTTAGTGATGTAAAGTTAGTACAACTATCTGTAAAAACGTCCGATTTCCCTAGTAAAATCAAGCACTTACAAAAAGCGTTCGAAATCAGCCCTCGTAACTTTACAACTTTACACTCGTAACTTTACATTTGGTACCTCGTAACTTTACACTTTCAAAACTTTACAAATCGCTGAAAGCCAGTAACCACGGTACATACAGAAGAATGTAAAGTTATAAATATATAAAAAACTATCTAAAACACTATCTATTATCTAATCTATCTGTGATTTTAGAGCGGTCGCGTGCGAGGTTTTTCCATAACTTTACACTTGGTACTAACTTTACATGTAAAGTTTCCTAGCTTCCTCCCCTCCCAAATGAGAACCGTTATTATTTAGCGAAAAAAGGCCCTTTTTAGATAGTTGGCTTCCAAACCATTGAAATCGTTACACTTTTCTGATAACTTTACATTTGTAAACTTAGATAGTTGCTCTCTAACCCCTTGATTTTAAAGCTTTTGTACTATCTGTAAAGTTAGATAGTTACACCGAATTTGTAGATAGTTCTATATAAAATTTAGATAGTTCCGCAAACTTGACATCGGTTCGGGCCGGTGGCAGTCTGGCGGTGACCCCAGTGGTCGGCGTGTAAAGTTACTAACTTTACATGTTAAGTTGTTAAGTTATACCCTCAATTCTGTGAAACTTTACAAGTGGAGATATATTATGGACGTTCAATTCTTTACTGCTAAGCCCGACATCGATGTTGATGAATGTATGGCTGTGTTAGTGCAAAACATTCAAACAATGATTCGTATCGACGACATTGTTGCAAACAATACAACTGGTATTAAGAGTGAGATATTCGAACCAATGATTGATGAGTTCGATGAAGCGACAGCCCAAGTGATGGATATGGGTCGTTTACTTCTTGAGTATTA